TTAGTGGCAATGAACTCGCCATAGCTGATCCAACTTTGTCGTATAACTCTGACTCATCATTTCCCGCCGCATCCCCCAGTCCGGATTTTTCGGCACACTGGCAGCACGAAGCGTACCTCTACCCCATCGACCATTGATCTGATCAAGGACCGCCATCACCTTCGTAGCTTCGGCTGGTTGAGATATGGCGAAGAGGTCGTCGGTGTATTCGCCGGGCTGACACAGGTTCAGCAGCATCACTTCCGCCTTGCTGTAATTGAAGCCGGGCCTGAACACCCGATCAAGGGCGTCAACCGCCGCCTTGGTCAGCAGCCGGACATCGTCGGTCGGGTATGGCAGATCCACTATCACCCCGTTTGCGTACTTGGCCTCCTCCGGATTGAACATGCCGGTGCGGATGCTGACGCGAATCTTTTTGCACAGTGAGTTCTGGGCGCGGAGCTTTTCCGAGGCGCGCATCATGTAGGTGGCCACGGCCTCTTTGATCGGTGGCAGCTCCTTGAGGCGCTTGCCGAACATTCGGCTGCAGCAGATCTCCTGTTTTGGCTGGTCGGGCTCGTCCAGCTCCAGGCACGCTGTGCCGGCCAGCTCTCGGGCCGTCTTCTCGATCACCACACTGAAATTCTTGCGCAACGTCCAGGGGTCGGCCTTGGCCAGGTCCATTGCGGTCTTGATGCCCATGGCGTCCAGGTGCGCTTTCATTCGCCGGCCAACGCCCCACACCTCTGAGACGTCAGTGTTGCGCAGTACCCAGTCACGTTTGACCTGGTCGCAAATGTTCACGACTCCACCGGTTTGAGCCTGCAGGCGCTTCGCTGTGTAGTTGGCCAACTTGGCCAAGGTCTTGGTGTGGGCAATACCGACGCCGACCGGGATACCGGTGCAGCGCAGCACCTGGGCCCGGATCTGCCGGCCGAGCCCGTCCAGGCCATCGATCCCCGTAAGGTCGGCGAAGGCCTCGTCGATGCTGTAGACCTCGACCGCCGGCACCATCGACTCAATCAGCGTCATCACCCGCTCGCTCATGTCGCCGTAAAGCGCGTAGTTCGAGGAGAACGGGATGATGCCGTGCTGGCGAAGTTTCTGTTTGATCTGGAAATACGGCTCGCCCATTTTGATAAAAGGCTTGGCGTCGTAGCTGCGGGCGATGACACAGCCGTCATTGTTCGAAAGCACCACAATCGGGACTTTGGCCAGGTCAGGCCGGAATACCCGCTCGCAGCTGGCATAGAAGCTGTTGCAGTCAATCAGGGCAAAAATAGGCGGGGCTTTAGACATGACTGCGCACTGTGCTGGTAATCACACCCCATATAGAGAGCTCGTCGCCTTCCAGGACATACCGGGCCGGGTATTTAGGGTTCTCGGACAGGAGAATGACTTCCTTGCCGCGCTTGCATAGGCGCTTGCAGACGGGATCATTGTTCAGCAACGCGACGACGATATGGCCGTGGGCCGGCTCAATCGAGCGGTCGACCACGGCCAGATCCCCTTCATAGATTCCTGCACCCTGCATGCTGTCACCGGTGATCGACACCAGGTACACATGGGGAGCACGGATATTTAGAACCTCATCCAATGAGATATGCGCCTCGATGTGGTCAGCCGCCGGCGATGGAAACCCGGCAGGGACCTGGAAGAGACACAGCGGCAGCTTCCGGCCGCCCTCGGCGATAGGGCCTAAAATTGAAAAGCTCATGACGCAGTCGCTCAATACTGTACGAATGTACAGTTAACTGTGAGAACGGCTTGCGGTCAATTTCCACGTAGGATTTATCTGACAGGCGGATTGATATCAGCCGAGCTCGTCAGCGTATCCAGCGTCGGCCTCTTCCATCAGCTCTTTCCACTCCCAATTGTCGATAACGCCCCGCGCCACCAGGTCATCAGCAAGGGCCAACCTGGCGTCGTAACGATCTTCAGGGGTGCCGGCTAAAAACTCAGGGTCGTTGAACAGCGCGTACCACGCTTCAAGCTCGTTGATTTTTTGGATGTCGATTTTCATGACGATGCGCACCGGTCGGGGTCTACAGTATTGAAAACGGCCACGCCAGGCCGTTCAGTACTTCCGACATGTGGAGGCAGCGATGTGCGGACGCTTCGTGCAATACGAGGGGATGGCAGTCTACATGGAAGAGCTGAGCCCGCAGCTCAAGCTGTTCAGCGGCTACGACGCTCAACCGATAAACCGGTTCAACATCGCACCTTCGACGCGCGTGCAAGTGCTGCACGGCCAAGAGGACGGACTACACATAGATGCAGTCCATTGGGGATGGGCGCCCTTTTGGGCGAAGGGAAAGCGGCCCGACCCGATCAATGCCCGGGTTGAGACCGTTACCACCGGCAAGTTCTTCAAACAGCTCTGGCCGAAAGGCCGTGCGATCGTGCCCAGTGAAGGGTGGTATGAGTGGGTAAAGGATCCTGATGACCCCAAGAAGAAGCAGCCCTACTTCATCCGACTGAAGAGCGGGCGGCCCATGTTCTTCGGCGCCCTGGCCCAAGTTCACCCCGGGCTGGAACCGCACGAAGGGGATGGCTTTGTGATCATCACCGCGGCGAGTGATTCAGGGATGGTCGATATCCACGACCGCCGGCCGCTTGTACTGACACCTGAGCTCGCGAACGAGTGGCTCGACCCAGAGCTATCGCCGGAGCGTGCCGAGGAAATAGCCAAAAACCTGTGCCAACCCACTGAAGAGTTTGAGTGGTATCCAGTCCGAAAGGCCGTTGGCAATGTTAAAAACCAAGGGCCAGAGCTGATAGAGCCCGATGAATCCAACGGAGAAAACCAAACTTAGGCACTGTCGGCCATGGCCTCCACGCGTTTTTTCCACCCTCCCTTAGCATCTCGCCGTCGATATCGGTGAGATGAGTACATTTACCGCCCGACCGCTAATACGCATTAGCGTTGATCCGTTGATCCGTTGATTCGTTAATTCGTTAATTCGTTAATTCGTTAATTCGTTAATCCGTTAATCCGTTAATTCGTTAATTCGCTCTTACACCAACACCTTGTACCTTTATAACCTTTGTACTTTTGTACTTTTGTACTTTTGTACCTTTGTACCTTTGTACCTTTGTACCTTTGCGTCTTTGCGTCTTTGCGTCTTTGCGTCTTTGCGCCTTTGCGCCTTTGTGCCTTTGTGCCTTTGTGACTTTAACACCAGTAAATTAATCGCATTACATCTCAACCTCCCGCGAGGTTATTCGCACCATTTTATATTTTTCAAAAAACCCAACCTCACCAGCACCCAATAAAACCGGGCCTTAAGAGGCCCTAACTAGAGTCAACTCAGGCCCTGATAAATCGGCGCGGCGTGAAATGGATATCCAAAGAATATTGAAACGATAGCCACAAGATAAAAAATCGACGAAGGCTATTGACGCCCATCAAGCATCACCCCTAATCTAAATAACAAGAAACACAACCCTACATGACATAGACAAACTCCAAAGGAAACAGTACTTATGCATGCTTAACCGTGCGCTATAGAAACTAAAAAGCGGAAGGCTCCCCTCCCGCCTACAGCCAACATAAAAAGCAGTGATTTTTCCGTACAAGCCGTGATACCAATCCGTCTAGAAACTAGCAACTGGAAAGTAGTCACGACTAAAATCACACTATCTGACATACCGAGAACACGATATGAAATGGCTTGATTTGGGTATCGCAATCACCAACCTACTAGTAGCGCTTCGCAAGATTTGGGAAATAATCAAATCTTAGCCAACGCATAAAAACTCAAGATCAGAAAAGCCCGCCCAAGGCATCAGGTTTCCAGTTCATGACAATCAGCTCTCCGGTTTTGTCAGCCATCGTTTGGCGTTGGTTGGTAGTGCTGTACCGGATACTTACGGTTTCGAAGTGAAACCCGTCGAAAACCCGACGGATGTCCGGGTGGTCGTTGATGCTGACCATTACCTTGCCCTTGCAGCGTCGCATGAAGTCCGCCATTCGCTCGTAGTTCTCGAACGGAAAATCCACGCCATAACCGGCAGTCTGCCAGTAAGGTGGGTCCATGTAGTGAAAGGTATGGGCACGGTCGTAGCGTTCGGCGCATTCAAGCCAGGATAGGTTTTCGACGTAGGTACCGGACAAGCGCTGCCAAGCGGCAGATAGGTTTTCCTCAATCCGCAAAAGGTTGATGGCAGGTGCTGTCGTCGCTGTCCCAAATGATTGGCTAGTGATCTTGCCGGCGAAAGCATGGTGCTGCAGGTAGAAGAATCGGGCGGCGCGCTGGATGTCGGTGAGGGTTTCGGGCCGGGTCATCTTCTGCCACTCGAACACCTGGCGCGAGCTGAGCGCCCATTTGAACTGGCGCACAAACTCTTCAAGGTGGTTCTGCACGACGCGGTACAGCGTCACCAGGTCGCCGTTGATGTCGTTCAACACTTCAACAGGAGCAGCCTGAGGCCGCATGAAGTACAGCGCGGCACCGCCGGCAAATACCTCGACGTAGCATTCGTGGGGTGGGAAGAGAGGAATGAGGCGGTCGGCCAGGCGGCGTTTGCCGCCCATCCAAGGGATGATGGGAGAGGACATAAAAAGCAAGACCTTTACTGTATGGATAAACAGGTGCTAGGCTCGCTTCGCTTTGTGCACGAAGCAGAAGCCTTGGCTGGACTTGCAGGGACAATCTGCGGGGACAGCGGCCGGCCGGGATGTTGACGCATCCAGGCCGGCCGCTTCTTTTACTTCGGGACAATCACTTCTTTGACGTAGTCCTGGCATGCCGCCAGGGCGATCAGTCCTTGGTCACCGTCGCCGGCGATGGCGACAATTCGTTGAGCAACCGCCGGGTCAAGTTCGGCTCGCGCTTCTGCATGATCCACGCCGCCGGCGCCGGTGGCGGCTGGCAGCCCACCGCCACCACCCGGGGCGGCGAGTAGGACTGACAGCCGCACATCAGCAGTAGCCAGCCGGTCACGCAGGCGAGCCTGATCGGTTTGAGCATTTCGCAATTCCTTGTAGTGGGTTTCGTCATTCACCTGCAGGCGATCCTCCAGCGCTCGGCGCTCAACCTGCTGGCGGTCCTGCCAATCGATCACCGCCACCGCCGCCCGCTCGCGTTCACGCTGGTTAGCCTCGGACTGGGCGGCCAGTTGTTGGCCGTAGCGGTTGGCTTGCCAGGCCCAAGCAGCCCAGGCGCCGAGGGCAAGCCCCAGGACCAGGGCGGCGATCAGTCCGCGTGTGCCCAGCGCGTTCACGGCAGCACCTTCAGCGCCCGCTCATACAGCGCCTCGCGGTCGGACAAGCCATTGGTGCCGCCGTTGATGCGGCGGGTGATGGTAAGAAAGTCCCCCTGGTCGGCTAGGGTGTTCAGCCCCGCTCGCTGCCAGAACCACCCAGCCGACAGCGCGGCATACACCGGGTGCTCAAGCAGCTCCGGGGTGTTGAGCAAGCGCGCATCACCAAACAGCGCCTCGCTGCAGGCCGCGTAGTTGGCCCGGCCGGTGACCTGAATCAGCCCCCGGCCCCGGTACTTCTGGCCGTCACCATCCGCTTCGGGAGTGTTGCCCAGGCGCTTGGCCAGGGTCCCGGTGTCGTACTTGCTCAAGTACTGGTCGCCGCCCAGCTCGCGCACCCACTGCAACTGGCCTGACTCGTGGCCGATCTGGGCGATGAAAGCCGCGATACGCAGCCGGGTGACAATGGCGTACTTGCCCATAGCGGCGTTGAGAGCAGGAACAAAAACGCCGGCTTTAGCGCCGGCGTTGGGGAGGATCTGCAGCAGCTGCTGCGCGGTAATGATCATGCGTACGTCTCCAGTGATGTGGGGTTAAAGCTGCTCAACCCTGAGCGGCTTGGTCTCTTTCTTTTTCTTCTTGCCGGCGGCCTTGGCCTTGCCTTTCTTGCCGCCATTGCACTCGACGGTAGTGCTCCAGCCCGACTGGGTGAACGTCTGCTCCACCGACTCCACCAGGTACTCGCCGTCAAGCCCGACCTTGAAGCCCTGGGCGTTGATCATGCGTTCGGCGAACAGGTCGGTACGCCCGAGCATTTCCAGGCGCACGCCGGCGGTGCTGCGGTTGAACGCCGCCAAGCGCGCCTTGGCCGCCTGCTCGGCTGCTGACTTGTTCGGGTAGATATGCCGGTCGGTATGCACCGGAGATAGGCCATCGGGCGATTCATCGTTGGCCAGGTCGACCACCTTCAGCTTTCCGCTCTTTTTGTCCTGGTGCTTGGTCTGCACAGCCTTGTGCGTGCTCTTGTCGCCAAGGCGAAACTGGTAGCGGCTCACGTCACTGCGGTGAACAGTGACCGTGCCCAGGGCCTTGCCACTCGCGCTCTGCCCGGCCTGTCGCGGCAACACCAGCAACTTGCCGTCCGCCACCTTGGCCGTGCAGTCGTATTGCTTGGCCAGGCGCGTGATGAAGTTGAAGTCGGATTCATTGAGCTGGTCGACCCGGGGCACCTTGGTGGTGACCGGGCACACCGGCGTCCAGCCATTGCGCGCCGCCACGTCGCGCACGATCTGCTGCAGCGGCACACCTTCCCAGCTGCCGCTGCGCGTGGTCTTGCCACTGCCGCGCATGTCGCTGGCCTTGCCACGGATCTCGATGGAGTCCGGCGGACCTGACACCACCACCTCGTCGACGGTGTAGCGGCCCAACCGTGTCAGGGCCTGGCCGCTGTAGCCCATGTACACCTCGATGCTGGCCCCACGACTGGGCAAAGCCACGGCGCCATCGCGGTCATCAATGCGCAGCTCAAACTCGTCGGACTCCATCCCAGGCTTGTCCGAGGTGCGCAGGGTCAGCAGCCGGTCATTGATCAGCGCGGTGATGTTCTTGCCGTCCGCAACGATTCGGAACTCAGGTTTCATTGTTCAGGCTCCAGAAATGGAAAACCCCGCACGCGGCGGGGTCTGTAGGTGGCACGGGCAATCAGTCCCAGAGCTGCACCGTGGCCTCGGCCTGGCTCTGCAGATCTGGCAGCACGATCAACACTCCAGCCCGGAATGGCTGGGGCTCGTCGGCCAGACCCTGGTTGGCATCCAGCACCGCCTCGACACAGCCATTCAGGTGTCCGTAATACTGATGACAGAGGGTGTCGAGCAGATCCCCGCTAGACGTTCTGCAGGTCGTCGCCATAGCTCACAAACTCCAGTGAAAAGCCTTGTTTACGCGGGATGCCGCCGGCCAGCAGGTGGCTCTGTTCCTCCTCGAGGCTGGTCAGGCACCATGTGCCCAGCACCTCGCCATAGCCCGTAGTCAGGCTTAGCGGCTGCAGACGACGCCCGATGCTGCGCAAGGTCTGCAGTTGCCCCAGACCGCCCTTGAACCCCGGGAAAATCGCGCCCTTGAGGGTGATCTTGTCGTCGCCCTGACCCACCGCCTGCTGCGCGATGCTGCGGGTCAGGCGCTCCTGAGCCGCCCAACGAAAGCCCGTCTGCCGCCGCAGCTCATCAAAGGCCGCCGTGTCGAGGTTGAAGTAGAAAGCCTCGCCGGCAGCCCGGAACGGCTGAATGATCAGCAGGTGCGGGAACGGTTTCACCGCCTCGGCCGCCGGCGTGGTCTCAGCACCGAAGGCGCCGGTCGGGAAGATGTTGCCCAGGCTGGGGCTGATCTGGCCGCCGATGCGGTTGATCGCGGCGCTGGCCTTGGCCGCCTGCTCCTTGAGTGCGCCCATGCGTTCCTGGATCTGGCTCGCCGCCGTGACCGCCTGGCTGTACTTGGCCGCCACCTCACCGACCGCAGCTTGCGCGGCGGTGATGCCGCGCATGGTCCGCTGCAGCTTCGCGCCCAGCTCAGGCCCTACAAACGGTATGTTCTCCAGCTCCGAGGCGGCGCCGGTGATGTCGCTGATCGCACCGTTCATGGGGCCCAGCATGCCGTCGGCACTTTGCCGCCCGGCCTCCCCCGCTGCCACCAGGGACTGGAACCCCGACTGCAGTTGCTCCATGTAAGCCATGGTCCCTCCTTAAAGATGTGGTGCGTCGGACAGCTGACGGGCCGCCGCCTGGCGGTTGAACTCGTCGAACATCCGGCGCAGTTGCGGCTCAATCTCCCGCGCCAATTGCGCAGGGTCTTTCACATCGCCATGCACCACGATGGGCATATGCGGTGCGAAGGTAAGCTGCTGCTCAACCTTGGGCGGCGCGGGCTTGGGTGGCTCCGGTGCCTTGATCATCGGCGGCGCTGCCACAGTGGGCGACGCCAGGGCCATCGACCGCACCACCTGCCCCATCGCCGGATCGGTCTGGCCGGTCTTGAATGATTTGGCGATGTCGCCCAGGACGGGCGGGATGTCCTTGCCGGCGTTGGTCATCATCAACGGCCCCGCGGCCGGCATCGATTTAAGCGCCTCATCGCCGCCGAACATTTTTTTGCTCAGGACACCGCCTGCAGCAGATCCGCCCCAAGCGCCCAGGGCACCGCCGATCAGGCCGCCAATGACGGTACCGATTACCGGCACCACCGAACCGATGGCCGCACCTGCAGCGGCCCCTGCTGCAGCACCGGCCAGGTTCCCCGCCGCCTCGCCATAGCCCTCGGCTTTTTCATCCCGAGTGGTGGCGTTCTGGTAGGTGTCCGCTATTTGGATGCCGGCACCCAGCACCGACAACACGGCGCCGCCCTTGAGCAACGGAGCAGCGCCCTTGGCCATCGAGCCGATGCCCTTGAGCGCTGCACTGCCAATCCCGGCCGACGCCGCACCTTTGACTGCACCACCCACCCCGACACCGGTGATAACGCTTTTCAGCGCCTGGCCGATGCCGCTAATCCCACCGCGCAGCCCCCGACCACCCCGCCCAGTGCGACCGCCCTTGCGGCCCTTCTTGTCCTTGCCGCCATCGGCGCCGTAATCACCGCCGCCCATGCCGGCAGCGTTGGTCACAAACACCCGCTGAATCACGTTCGGGTTGCCCATCATCGAGCCACGGGCCACGTTGAGCAGCCCCTTGCCGATCTTGAACGCGGCCACCACGTTTTTCAGTGCGATCAGCCCGGCGCCCAAGGCGGTCAGACCCAGCACCAACGGCGGCGCCTTCTCCGTGAGGCCGGTCAGCGACTTGGCCACAACGGTGATGCCCTGGGCTACCGAGTCCGTCACCGGCCGCAGGGCATCACCCACGGCGCGCATGCTGTCGTTCAGAGCCTGCGCGGTTTCGGCCCACATCTGCGACGACGACTCGCGCCGCTCGGCCAGGTTCTTGTCGAGGATGCCGGTGGCGTTCTTCGATTCGGCTTTCAGCTGCTCATACAGCGCCTTGTTCTGCGAGTACGCGGTCAAGGCCGCCTTGACCTGCATGTCAGCGAACAGATCGCCAGTCCGCAACGACTGCTCCAGTGCCTCGAGCATGGCCTTGGCCTTGACCGGATCCGTCTCCTTGCTGATCTGGGCCTGGGCCTTCTCCAGCTTCGCGGCCTTGGCCGGGTCGGTCGCCTTGATGTACTTCATGGCCAGGGCGAAACTCGACTCCAGGGTCGACATGCCCCCCTGAATGCCGGTGTTGAGAGAAGCGTGGTAATCAATACCGGCGTCCTTATACGCCTTGACCACTTC